CGAATGAGTATATTCAACGCATACCCGAAGAGGAGCTGGATGAGAAGCAGAAACAGGCTTGGCGAGAGGGGAAGTTGCAATGGAGACATCTAACCGATATACAAAAGATAAACCTATTATATCGCTATCCTGAACTGTATGAAGCCTATGAGAAAGCCCAGGCTGATAGTGAATTAAGAGCTAGTCCGCATTGGAAGGCGTGGGAAGGCAGACAGGAAGAGGAGAGGATAACCTACTACGACCGAGGCAATTCCTTGGTGGAACGATTGTTGCGTGGCGAAATAGATACTAGGGAATTCAGGAACTTATGGAGTGATGCTGGGCAGAATTACGGGGTTGCCTTGGATATGATTCAGAAAGAGCCAGCGTATCAGGCGATATACGAATTCTTTGATAGGCAGCGTGAAGAGGGAGATAAGTATCTCTTTGAGGCTGATATGGCTCTGGCTGAGTATATTCAGATTGTGTTTGCTGACTATACAGATGAGAAAGGCGACTATGACTGGGACGCCAAAGACAGGGCTATTGATGCCTACATAGAGAAGTGGGGAGCGGACTACTACGAAATAATCAGGCAAATGTATGCCCAAAAGAGGCTGCTGGGCGGTTTATCCCCTATGCTTGTTAGATTGTCTGATGACAAAGATAAGCTGGGTAGAAGCTATTGGCGATTGCCCTATAAGCCAATAATAGATATGGACGAAGCCGATGAGGTAGAGGGTAATATACCGGCAGAATACTACGCCCTGTGGAAAGAATATCAAGTGCTAGAAACGGATGCGGAGAGGGCAGAGTTTATCCTGGCTCATCCTGATTTGGCCAAAGATTGGCGGGCAGAATATAGACTGAATAATCCTGAAGCGGATGCCATGCTCGCTTTGTGGGGATATGGTGGCAAGCTACAGAGCATGGAGGCTTATGACTTAGTGGTTAAATGGGGGCAGGAGCTAGGCATACCACTGGAGCAAATGGGACTGGGTTTGCCCCCACATAGCTTGATAGACGACTACTTTGAACTCAATAAGATTGTGTCCGAGACAAGCGGTAGCAGTGCTGAGGCCCGGCTGTTTAAGCTTGAACATCCCGAATACTTGGCTTGGGGGCTTGAGCAAGGCATCTGGAAAGATGACCTCTCTGATGAGAGTATAGAGGCTCTAAGGATAACTGCTGAATGGCGGGATATGGATGACAAGTATGATGCACTCCCGGCAGATGAGCGGTCAGAATTCTTGGAAACTAATCTTGACTATCATAAAGCCCGAAGGCGAAGGGATGCCTACAAGATTGACTTCCCTGAGCCTCTAATTGATAGCTATGTTGAATACTATACAAGCCCGAAGCTCAAGAAGCCAGTTGATTATGAAGGTGATTGGTATGAGGATGACTGGTTCTTGATAGAGCACCCCGAATTCTACAAGGCTATGGTGAATCTTGGTCTCTGGCAACCGAGAGACTTTAGCAAGGTGCCGACCAGGAAAGTCTTTGGCCTTTATAAGACCTACTTGGGCTTGCCTACTGGACAACCACGCCTTGACTTTAGAGCTAAACACCCAGAGTTGGATGGATGGCTAGTGCTGAAGTTCGGATACACGCCGATAACCGATAGAGGAAAGGCGGAAGCAGAGAAAACGCCTTGGGAGGAACTGGAGGAAGTGGAGAGGTTTAAGGAGCTATTTTAATCACGGGTCGATAGGCTTGCCTGTGTGCCATAAAGCACAGGCAAAATCCATTTTAGAGGGGCTAAGCCCCTCTAATCATTTAAGGAGGTTTTAACAATATGCTGGACGAAACCACAAAGACTGGACAGGACACATCTTCGGCTAAACCCGGACAGTCTTCTGGCAGCAAGGGTGGGACTACTTCAAAGGATAAGGGTAAGCTCTACTCTGTCACTGAGATTGCGAAAATCAAAAGTGACGCTGCTGCCGAGGCTGGAAGACAACGGAAGGCAGCAGAACAGGAAAGGGACTCTCTCAAACAAGACCTTCAGTCTGCCACAAGTAGGCTGGACGCACTTGAAAGGGAGCAAAATGAGTTCCGTCTCGCTGAGGCAAGAGGCGACCCCCACCAACTCCGTATCTATCAACGGGAACAAGCTATAACGAAGCGAGAGCGAGAAGTTGAAGCTAGGGATGCAGACATAACCAGACGTGAGGGGCAGTTGAAGGAAGACCGCGCTGAGGTTGATAAGGACAAAGGCGTGGTAAACATCGCCTATCTTGCTGCCAAACATGGTTTGGAAACTGAGGAACTGGAGTCACTTGGTATCAGCGACCACGATACTCTTGAGAAAGTCGCTGAGAAACTCGCTGCTGCTAAACCTAAAGAGCCCGGAGAAGGAGAGGGAGAAGGTGAAGGAGAAGGAGAGGGAGAAGGGGAAACATTCGTGCCTGACTCAGGCGAGACAACTGGTGGAGTTGGAGCCCTTACTGTAGAGAGCGTAGAGAAAAGCTCTATGGCTTCTCTGGAAAAGCAGATGAAACCTCCAGAAAAGTAAAGTAAGGGAGGGATACACCAATGGGTAACACATTTATTACCCCACTTGCGGTGGCGAAAGTCGCCATCATAACCCTACTCAATAACCTGTGCTTTGCCGGCTTGGTTTACCGGGACTACTCGAAAGAGTTCCGCAAGATAGGCACTACCGTAAGGATACGGAAGCCCGCCACTTTTGAAGCAGTCGAGTTTGTCACCAGCGTGACTAATTCTGGCGGGTATCAGGCTGTCACTGAGGAACATGTCGATGTTCTGATGGACAAGCTACTGATTGTGCCTGCCACGGTAACAGCTCAGGAACTGACCCTGGATATTGTCAGCTTCAACACTCAGGTCGTTGAGCCCGCTATGCAGGCTCTAGCCCAGAAGGTTGATGAGGAGCTGGCAAAGCTGTATAAGGACATTCCATACTACTCCGAAACCACAGATGTTACAGTGGTTGCTGATGTTCTCGCTGCCAGAAAGGTTCAGAACGACCTCAAGGTGCCTTTCGGCCAGACACGGCAAGCTGTAATGTGTCCAATGACGGCTGCTGCCCTGCTTGGGCTGCCTGCTTTCCATGAGGTTGATAAGGTCGGCGAAACCAAGCCTCTAAGAGATGCTTCTCTGGGGCACAAGTTTGGCTACGACTTCTACGAGAACCAGAACATTCAGCATCATATAAGAGGGACTCTTGACGGGCTTGGAAGTGTAACAGCAGAGGAACCAGCCGGCGAGACTTCAATCGGGCTAGGGGAACTTGGCACCGGCACCATCAAGAAGGGGACAATCATCACCTTCACGGAAAAAGCCGGGCAGTATGTGGTAACGGCGGATGCTACTATCACTACCAACGCAGCCACGGTCATAATCTACCCTGGTCTAGCTGAAGTTGTAGCGGCAACGACAGTGGCAACGCTTCACGGTCCAGTTGATGCTGACGAACCCGCCACCAGCCGTGAGAACCTGATGTTCCACAAGAATGCCTTTGGCTTCGTGTCGGCTCCGCTGGCTGACCCGATAGGTGGTGCCAAGGGTGCTCATGCAACCTACAAGGGTCTGACCATTAACACGGTTTACGGCTACGACATGGAAACCTTCAACAACCAAATCATCTTCTCCATCCTGTGTGGCTTCAAGACCCTGACCCCGGAACTGGCTCTCAGACTCTACGATGCTTCCTGACCTAACCAGGTCATAAGCTAAGTAAAGGGAGAGGGGCTTTGCACCCCTCTCCCTACGATTCTCTCAAAGGGAGGTAAAATCATGGAACTATGTGCTTTGTGTAAGAAAAACAAGACTGGCAGGCTTATAGAGGGTGTGCCTGTGTGTGGCAGATGCTACCTTGCTGGACAATATAACCTGCCAGAAAACCAGGCTAAACTGGCTGAAGGTGACTTAACAGAGCCAGCCGTCTCCAAGGCACAGGCAGAAGGTGAGCACAAACATCGCTACACGAAAAGTAGTGACATCTGTAAGGTGCCAGGGTGTGGCCATGTGCGTGTCCCTAGAAAGAAAAAATAGAGGAAGGTGAACCATGCCCTACGACATTGAAAAGCGCGGTGAAAAGTGGGTGGTATTCAACACGGAGACCAAAGCCGTCAAGGGCCGGCACGACAGCAAGATAGAGGCACAACGGCAGATTAACCTGCTTCGTGGAATAGAGGCAGGCTGGGAGCCGACTGGTAAGCCAGCCAGGAAGTAGGTGAGCGATGAAGACACTATCAGCAATCAGGACTACTGTCAGGCAATTCCTACGGGACGAATTTAAGTCTGGCGAGGATTATAAGTGGCAAGATGATGAGCTTGACCTTCATATAGGTGATTGCCTAGCTGAAATATCCGAGCGTAGACCCTATGAGGTCAAAGAGACACTCACGACCACAGCAAGTTCAAGGGAACTGGACATTAGCTCTATAGAGGACTTGCTGGAGGTGGATAAGGTAGAGTTTCGCACTGGCCAGAATCCCCCGGACTACAGGAATTGTAGTGTCTTCGGTAACACGCTGACTTTAGATATTGACTTTCTGCCTAGTGCCGGTGAGGATGTTTACCTCTATTGCCATAAGCTCCATCAGCTCACCGAGGACTCATCTACTCTTAGCCCGCAGATAGAGAGGCTGTTAGTCTTAGGCGTAACTGCCCGAGCTGCCATAGCTAAGGCTCAGTCCCACATAAACAAGATGAACATCGGTGGGGGTAGAACGCCCGCGGAGTTGCACAGATGGGGGGTCGCTCAATTAGCTTTATACCGGGCTGACCTGAGACGATTAGCTCGACCGAGAACATATACAGAATATCCGAAATCTTAGGAAGGAGGGATTACGGTGGAAAAACAGGATATAGCGCGATGGAAATGTCACTACAGACTTGAGAAAAGGCATGGCGATATAAACGCCTGCAAAACCCTGGAGGAAAGGCTTGCCTTTCTTGAGAACACCAAGCCGTATGTGGTGATAGAGGGCGAAGGGAATTTGCTCTTGAACGAAGGCATTAACGAGATGTGGAAACTCATCTGCGGTGGGACTGCTACTGCCTACAATAACACCAATGCCAGAATAGGCGTGGGCAATGGCTCAACACCTGCTGCTGACGCTGAACAGGCAGGGCTACAAGGTGGTTCTACAGCGTTCAAGGCTATGGAAGGTGGATACCCGACTTCTGGCACAAATCAGAAGGCAATATTTAAGTCCAGCTTCGGTGCTGAAGATGGCAACTTCGCTTGGGAAGAGTGGACGGTGGATAATGGCGCCGTTGCCGACCTGAACCTGAACAGGAAGGTTGAGAGTTTGGGCACCAAGTCTGGTGGCACATGGACGCTTGAAGTGTCCACAACGCTTAGTTAACCTTGACTTTAGTTCCCAACTATGCTATACTTATTAAAAGAATAGCTAGGAGGGAGTTAATGACAAAAGAAGAAGAGGTAACTGACCTTCGTAAATCTGGAGTTGTCGGTCGGGACATTGCCAGAAGATTGCGGATGAGAACGGGTGAAGTCTATAGAATACTCCGAGAGGCTGGGGTTGGCAAGTTCAAAAATACCAAAGCCTTAGATGATACAGAGAGAAGGTTAATCTGCGACCTCTATAGTGGAAAGCAACAATGCTCAATATCCGAAATTCGGAGACAGTTAAGGCGAGGTCAGCCAATTATCAGAAATACTCTTAGAGAAGCAGGTATTCAAATTCGGACATCATCGGAAGCCCAGAAGTTAGACATTAAGCACGGTAGACGCATCCCTAAAAGGACTAATTGGAAGGGTGGCAGACGAAAAAATAAACGAGGCTATGTCTTGCTCTGGAAGCCAGACCACCCTAGAGCTTCGGTAAGCCAGGGTTATGTATTTGAGCACATCGTTGTCTGGGAGCAAGCCCACAATCAGCCTTTACCTGATGGCTGGATAGTTCATCACCTTAACGGTGTGAAGGATGACAACCGACCTAAGAACCTATTAGGTTTACCAAGACGGGGACATTCACCCGGACTAACAGTAAAGGAAGTCCAGAAGCGATTAAGGGAACTAGAAGCTGAACTAGCCCAACAAAGGCTAGTATAGACTCAAGATAAATCAAGGGATAAATCCTAAGAGCTAATGAGAGGGTGGCTTTCTTTCGTCATCCTCTCTGCTTTGTAAGGAGTTAAATGTCTACTCTATTTGAATACTACATCACTGACGATGATGACGAATATCAGGTTTGTGGCGAAGACTGGGAAGCTCAGACCTTTACACCATCAGTAGCCCATAAGATTACCAGTGTCAAGCTGAAGCTCTATAGAGAAGGTTCACCAGGGACTCTTACAGTAGCTATTAAGGCTGTTGATGCTAGTCATCATCCGATAGGTGCTGACTTATGTTCTGGGACTACTGATGGAAATACCCTAACAACCAATACTGCTGGTGAGTGGAGGGAAATAACTCTTGGTGCTGGTGCTAACTTAGAAGCTGACACTGAATATGCCATTATCCTTAAAGCACTTGATGGTAGTATCAGTAATAAAGGTTGGTGGAGAGTAGACAAAACCGATGGAGCTTACCCAGGCGGGTGGAATGAATATACTGGAGATAGCGGTTCAACTTGGGACTCTGCCCCTGGTGATGACCATCTGTTTGAGGAGTGGGGAGAGCCAGCAGTAACCGAGAAGTCTGCATCCGATACTGGCTCTGGTGTTGATGCCAGCGTAGCTCTCCTTGCTGCTCTAGTGAAATCTGATGCCGGAAGCGGTGTGGATGCCTTTACTGGTAATAGGGGCTTTATTTTACCTGATGTTGGAGAAGGAGTTGAATCCTATGGCGATAGAGATTTCGGGGCTGCTGAAGAAGGTCTGGGTGAAGATTTAGCCTCATTACTGGCTGAACGCATTAGAGCCGATAGCGGTATGGGTATGGATGCTCTTATCTCCTTCCTGACCTCAGTGAGCAAGTTTGGCACTGATAGCGGGGCTGGTGTTGATGTAGCTATCTTAAAGGCATTTCGGGAGAGGCTAGATACTGGAATTGGAGTAGAGGCTATTGTTGGCAGGGATATAGTTAAAGCTGAAGTAGGAGCGGGCTTAGATGCTCTGGCTGCCTTGCTAATTTTCCTTGTTAAGTCGGATACGGGAGAAGGACTAGACCAGGGCGAGAAGCTATCAATTGACCAAGTATTGCAGGCGATAGACTCTGGCGTAGGCGTGGATGAGGCAATAGTTAGCTGTATTGGGCTACTATTGAGGGGAATAGCCTTTACCAAACCATATCTTAATGGCAAAACATATTGCAGACCATATCTTGATGGCAAAACTTACACGGGAGATAGGAAATGACAACTCAAGTGTTTCAGCGCCCAGAGACGGTTCCAATTTGGACAGAATGGAAAACTTGGGCAGGAGCCCTTCATGACCCAACCCACGGGGTAACTCTTCTCTACCTCATTGACCCGAAGGGAATTACAAGGGTAGAAAACCAACCTATGGCAAAAGACCCCCTAAATCCCGAAACTGGCAAGTATGTCTATTATTATGACTCTAGTCCCAAAGACACTCCGCCAGTGGATGATGAACCAGGCTGGTGGAGATACAAGGCAATATCCCAGGACGGGGTTGGGGGTGATGCAAAATATGTCGGACTTGAGGGGGCATTTGAACTGAAGTGAGAAGTCTATCAGAAACGCTAAAGGCAGCGCAACAGGCTACCTCTATAGACGCCCTGATTAAAATTCAACTCACTCATGGGGCAAGCTCTTATACCTATACTCGGGACCGCATCCTGGACATAAACCACCCGGAAGAGCCATATTCTCAGCGATGCGAGCTGGTGTTGGACAATAGCGACAAGGCTCTTAATGATATTGACCTTAAAGGCTTTAAGGGAGTCATCTCGTATGGTGCCATAACCAGCGCCGGTGAGGAGTATTCCGCCTGTGCCCCTCTTTGGGTTATCCCTCAAAGATTTAACTCATCTCCCGGTAAGTTGGATTGCGTGCTTTCTCTAGTGGGAATACCTAATCTCATGGCTGAGGATAAAGCCAGTGAGAGCTATATGCCCGATGAGAAAGACACCAAGTCGGTCAAGACACTTATCAATCAGATAGTCGGTGCTACTCTGGCTTGTTATTCTCACTGTCAGGCTTATGAAGTAGTCTGGGAAGCTGGTTATGATAGCCTGGCTGATACATACAAACCAAAGGATTCATTCAGAATTTATGTGGGCGGTTCAAGATTAGCCTCATTTAGAAGGCTATTAGACTATACCGGCAATGTGGCTCGGGTTGAGGCTGACGGTAAATGGCATATCTTTAAGCCGACAATCACCGGTGAGACCTATGATTACGAATATAGCCTTGAGAGCGGACATACTTTCTTCAGCAAGGCATATAGAAAAACGCTAGTAATTCCCAATAGGATTGTAGTTAAGTCTCAGCCTGATGACGACCCTCAGTATTCGGGGTCAGCCCAAATTGATGGTTATGATGATTTACCAGAAGCAATAAAGAAAACTGACTTCAAGCAGATGAGGCTGGAGAGTGATGACCAGGGTGATGACATAGCTGCTGCTATCCTGTCTAAACACCAGCTTTGGAGCGAGATGGGAGCTGCCGATGTTCCGATGAATGTCGCGACTGAAATCTTTGACTATGTGAAGGTTACTGACGAAAGGGAAGAGGATTACCGGGTAGGCAATCAGGGACACCTGACACGGCACTATAACGCCAAGAGAGCCGAGTGGAGGATGACTTTCAGCTTTGGTAACTGGATGACAGTAAGGAAGGCACTGGCGAATTTAGGACTCAGTAGCACGGATGAGCTTGAGGAATACTTCACCCGGTTGATGGTCAAAGACCTCTATGTAGAGAACATCCTAGCTGAGAATATGAAGTTTGTCTGGATTGACCCCGATAACACCATTGACCTCTCTAAGATAGGGGATACACTGGACAATCTGCCGGATGGAGAGGTCTTTGCTAGGGTAAAGATGCTTCACCTCAGCGCTGAAGGTGGCATTAAGCTGGATGAGAATATTCTTTATAAAGCTGGCTATAATCCGCTAACTAAGTTTGATTTGGGCATTCATAACCTAGATAGCATTCCAGAAGGGACTGTTTACCGCCGAGCAAAGAGTGCAGCTCTAACGCCTGACGGGCTAGTCATCCTTGACCAAGTAATAGTCGGCACTTATGGGCTAGTTAAAGATACATATATATCAGCAGGGCGTATCATCCTTAGTAAGTGTGAAGGCGACCTTGACGATATTGATGAGGGAAGCACCTACGGGAAACTCAAGCGGACCGATATTGACACTGGGCATATTAAACTAACCAGCTATGTTAAGGTTTCTGGTGAGTGGTATGACGAAAGTGGAGTTGCGATTGATGCTACTCATGGTATTAACATCTATGGTAAACACCAAGCTTTCACTACCAGAGCTACTAAAACTGGAACTATCCAGTGCTATGTAGGCTCTGATGGGAAGATATATGCTGGGGCTGGAGCAGTTATTCTTGATGCTACTGGCATAAAAATTAGAGAAACTACCTGTTTAGAGTTTAGCTATGCTGGTGCAAATAAGGCATGGATATTTGTCAATCCTCTAGGCCATCTACAACTTTCGCCGGCAGCAGGAAAGAGAGTAGTAGTACCCGATTTCTACGCTGGGGAAGTGGGAGCTAAAATTTTCCGCCCTGAGAGTGGCTCCTACGCAGGTTTGATATTACCGTCATCAGGTAAGGCAGAAGAAGGCAGTATCAAATGGGATGATAGCTACAACAGAATAAAAGTTTATGGAAGTGATGGAATTTGGCACCATGTTAGTTTAGCATAGTATGAAGCTAGGGTATGAAATTGCCCCACCAGAGGGGGCAAGCTTTAACTATAAAAAGCCAATAGGAGACATATAAAGCAACCCCTAGAATAATCGCCAATATGCTTCCGACTATGATTTTAATCTTCATTCCTCTCCCTCCTTTATCTACTTGTTTAGACAAAAGTATAGCACATCTTCAACAATTTGTTAAGGGGGTAAATAATGAACCTAGAGCAGAAATTAGAGGAAGCAAAAGCGAAGCGGAAAGAGATTGTAGAACAGGTAAATGTACTTGCGGAAGAGATAGAACGTCTCAGAGAGCAAAGACAAGCTTTGCTTCAAGAGGCTTTGAGATTTGATGGGGAGTGCAGGCTTTTAGAAAAGATGCTGGATGAGGAAAGGCAATGCCAGAAATAGGTGAGATTAGGAAACCTCAAGACATTGGGAAAAAGAGTAGCAACAGATTTATTTGGCACGCCTGCGTTGATTGTGGCAAGGAGAGGTGGGTTCAACTTAAGTATGGTAAACCAGACACTACACTTTGTCGTAACTGTGCCGCTAAAAGAAAAGTCCCCGTAAGAGGGAATAAAACCTCAAGGTGGAAGGGCGGGAAGCACAGAAATAGTCAAGGTTACATTGAAATAAGGATATACCCCGATGATTTCTTCTATCCTATGGCTAATAAGGCGGGCTATGTGCGTGAGCATCGGTTAGTAGTAGCGAAGGCATTAGGTCGTTGCCTATTGCCCTGGGAAGTCGTTCACCATAAGGGAACTAAATATCCATTGGGGAGCAAGGAAAATAAAAGCGATAATAGATACCCTGAGAATTTAGAATTATTGCCCGATAAACGGTGGCATCTTATTGACAGCACTACGAAGGCCTATATCAAACACTTGGAAAAAGAAAACGCATTGCTAAAACTACAACTAGAAGCTCTGGTCAAGGAAGAGAAGGCACAGAAGTGACGGATAAATGGTATAACTCCTATCGCTGGTGGTGGTCAAGAATAGGCGGCAGAAAGTGGACTTACATCTTGAGGGATACCTGGCACAAGTTTGAGGGACTCTGGATTATCGGGCTTATCGCCGTCGGTGCCTTGCTGGGGCACTGGCTCTGGGAGTTGATATTCTGGTTTCTCTTGGTCTTTGCTTTAGGCTACATCGCCGGACACCTTTTCTGGGGAAAGGACTATATCCCTGACCAGGGACTTGAGGGGGATAAGAAATGATAGACCTATTACAAATAGTGGCCAGCATAGGCGGAGTCGGCGCCGTCTTTGGTATTGTCGTGTTTTTCATTTACAGAATTGACCGCCGTTCCAGTGAGAAAAGGCTCAGTCACCTGCTGGAGCAAGACCAGGAGACTAGGCGAGAGCACACGAAAGCAGTGGTGGAATATACTAAGGCGGTGACGGAATTGACCACTCTCCTGGTGCGGATGAATGGCCGAACTCATAAAATGTGAAGTTAGAAACTACTAAGATATGCCCTGAGAGGCTGTAGAATCGCATTTTAGGGGGGGTAAATCAGGAAAGTAATAGATTTGGTCAGGTAAAACAGCAGCTACTATATCGTAATTGTTTTTATTATGAGGTGGATAGAAAATCTTACGAGTTGGAGTATATTTACCAGTTGTAACTTCAACCCGTAATAAGTTGCCATTTTTTAGGACTGCTAAATCGCAAGAACAAGCAGGACTAGCAGCATGGAAAACATCATACCCCCTTGTCAATAAATCTACTATTACACGATGTTCTGCGATTATGCCAATGACAGGTGTTGATAATTGGGATTTTGGATTCTCATTGCGGTATCGTCTAATCATAGCGAGGGAGCGACAGCGTTGGGAACAATATTTTGTTGGGCTACGCTCTCCCTTTTTTCCAGAAGGCAATGAATTCCCGCAGATAATGCAATACCTTTCCATAATTATATAATAGCCCTATTATTACTTTTTGTCAAGTTAGAATAAGTTTTGAATGTTATCCCCCCTCTCCTTTGAAGGAGAATAAGAAGAAGGACAAAGGAGTATGATGAAAGTTATTTTACACTATGTAGTTGAGGGTCTGTCTGTTGCTGCTATAACCCTTATTGCAGTCGCTTATATGGTGGCTGGCGGGTTTGAGACCCCGGTTATCCTAAGCGCTTTTGTGGCAATAGGGGGTATAGCTGCGTGGGACATCCACAAAAGAGAGCAAAATAAAGAGTGATGGAGCAATGAATTAAACCGCTATTGAACACCCCTTGCTGTCAGTAAGGATTATTAAGTTTCCCCCTCTCCCTTACGGGATTATCATACGCTTCTAACTAATCATATCTCCGACTATTCTACTAAGTGGGGTTTACTTTTAGTTGCTTCGTTTAGCGTCGTCTCGCTGGTGGGCTTTGTTACTTTGGCAGTCTATCTCGTAAATAGGCTTATAGGAGGATAATGATGTAATTCAAAATTGACAACTTTCATACCATTATCGGGGGACCGGTTTATAGAAAGGAGATGAAAGGTGAAAAAGAAAGTATTAGGCATCATTCTAGCTTTAGCGTTGATGTTTACGCTTGTTATGCCTGTTCTGGCTGCTGGCGACGTGCCGTATTACGATGTGCAAGTCGTTGACGTAGACGCAAACGCCGACGGCGAAGTTGAGTTCAATGACTTCGTAGCTTTTGCCGATGCCTACGGTAGCGAAAAGGGAGACCCTAACTACGACAGGCAGTTTGATATGAACTTTGATGACAACGTTGACCTCAACGACTTTGCTCGCTTTGCCGACATCTATGGCGCTGACCTGTCAGCAATACAAGCTCACGTCAAGACAGGCTCATACCGAACGCTATGGTGGCGGGGAGACGACTGGAAGTGCTTGTTAAGCTCCGTAAGCCCGAACTATGTAACCGAATTCACGGGCACAGACTTTTCTACAGGTTGGATAAGCATCGTTTCACACCCTTTTAGTGGGCAATACGACTGCGACAGTTTTGCTTTTGACACACAGACAGCGTCTTATAAAGCTCTTGGTTACGGGTGCATCTTACAGGCTCACTCAAGCACGCACGCCTATAATATCTTTTGGAAGGGCGGTGATTGGCAGAACTTGCATAACTGGGGAATACTAGAACCGCAAACAGGACAAGTTCTTGTTGATGCTGCGAATGCGCCAAGCGCTTTTCGCACACAGTTTATCATATTCCCCGATAACGTTATGGGCATCTGCGTTTACTATCACGCCTTAAAAGTTGACTACGGCAACGCTAGCGTTTCTTACTATCAAGGCTCACACTCTAGTCCACTCATAGGTCTTAACTTGGAAGAACCCGTGCCTTCAACCTTCAATAGGTTCTTGGGTCAAGGCGACGACTAACCGACTATAAAAACACTAAATCCGTCTCCCGATAGAGTTTACTTTTGTAGACGGGTTTGCTAGAATAATCTAGTAGTCCGTCTACAAATGTAAATGAGAGGAGTAAAATGAAAAGAATATTATTGGCGGTGTTCCTATTGTCATTACTTCTTACTGGATGCACTTCTACGCCAGAAGCTAAAGCGAAGTTGTGGACGAGCGAACCAGTCATTAGTAGAACCGAGTATGGCAACGTCGCTGTTGAGGGTATTGTAAGAAATGACGGACAGGAGACGGCGTATTTTATACAAGCGGAGGCGACCTTTTATGATAGTAGAGGCAATATGCTTACTACAACTTCAGCCTTTCTTGATGAATTAGCTGTCGGGCAAACTTGGAAGTATTCAATTATGTATCTCGGTCTTAAACCTAGTCAAGAAGTAAGTAAGGCGAATGTAGAAGTAACTCATAGCTTGTAGCCCTTAGCACCTAAAGAGTATTAAGTTCAGGCTAATAACCCAAAGGTCGTTGGTTCGTAAACTCCAGATAAATCAAGCAATGTGCAGCAAGGAACTAAATTATTATTGAACGCCCCTGTCTGCCCGGGCGGATAAGGGTTATTGAACGCCCCCTCTCCTTCAAAGGAGAGGGGGGCTTTCTTCATTTTATGCCCTTGAGGTTATCCACTGGTGAGAATTGCCGGTGGGACTCAACTGCGTCTTCACTATTGACCGTGGCCACATAGCGCAGGGTAGTCCTTAGCGTGCTATGCCCCAATAATGACTGCACTTCCCGAATATCAGCCTTATTGCGTAGTGCCTGAGTCCCAAAGGTATGACGGAAAGTATGGGGAGAGCAGCGAACACCTTGTAAATTAGCCTGTGCCTTGAGTGTCTTCTTTATCACCTGGGCTATGCCTTCTGCCGTGATGGGACGCCTCTCTTCTGTAACCCATAAGCACGGGTGGCTATCCTGCCTCAATAGCAGGTAGCGCAATAGTGCCTTTTGTGTTGTCTTGCCGATTCTTACAAACCTTTCTTTAGCTCCCTTGCCTTTAACCTTAATGGTCTCTTTGTCAAAGTCTATATCCCTTAGTTGAATACCGGCCAGTTCCGAGAGCCTTAAACCAGTGTCCAAAAAGCTCAGGATGATTGCCCGGTTTCTGGTCCCGAGGAAAGTATTGGTAGGGCAAAGAGATAATAAGACCTGTATCTGAGGCGGTGTAAATGGGACGATTACTTTTTGCGGTACTCGCGGTGGGCGAGCTCGTGAGACTGGATTTTCTTTTAAGACCCCTTCCTCAACCAGCCAGTTAAAGAACCGGTGGACGCAGCGATAATAGTCGCCGACTGACACTGCCTGGTTGGTTTCCTGAAGTCTGAGAATAAAGAGCCGGGCATCATTTTTCGTGAACTTTTTGACATCATGGACTTTCAGCTCAAGGCAAAAAGAAAGGAACCTATTCAGCATGTACGCATAGCCCTTCAGTGTATTAGGAGATAAGCCGTTTACTCTGCAAGCTATTAGGAAAACCTTAGCCTGATTCTGAAGGCTAGTTGATGCAGTTAAAAGGTGTAGACTAGATACGTCTCCTATCTGTAAAAAGTTTGCAGTTAAAGGGTATAAAACCATACATTTCGGCTGCCCAACCGCTTTTTAGCTTCAAAGTGGAGCTGGGGGGATTCGAACCCCCTACCTTTTGACTGCCAGTCAAACGTTCTCCCGATTGAACTACAGCCCCACAAACATATTTTACTGCTTATGTAACTGCTTTAGCAACCTTTGCCGTGAAGGTCAAGGCATTATCTTTAAGGTCAACTATAATGGTATCACCTTCCCTGAACTCACCTCGCAACAGCTTGGTTGACAGGGGGTTTTCTACATAGCGCTCAATGGCTCGCCTCAGCGGTCGTGCCCCATATATTGGGTCATAGCCTTCCTTAGCCAGCCATGATTTTACCTCTTCAGTTAGCTCTACCCCTAGCTTACGGTCAGCCAGGCGCTTTTGTAAATCCTTTACCAGCAAATCGACTATACTCCTGAGTTGTTCCTCAGTTAGTTCGTGGAAGACTATAATCTCGTCTATTCGGTTAATGAACTCAGGGCGGAAGGTCTTCTTAACCTCACCCATCACCTTTTCCTTCATGCTCTCGTAAGCCTGTTTCCTGGTTTTGGCTTCGTCCTTCTGCGTAGCAAAGCCAATACTCGCCTCGCGCTTGATGAGTTCAACGCCAGTATTGCTGGTCATAATGACTACCGTATTCTTAAAATCTACAGTTCGCCCATGACCATCAGTTAATCGTCCGTCATCAAGGATTTGGAGCAAGGCATTAAACACATCGGGGTGCGCCTTTTCAATTTCATCAAGCAGGATTACCCGGTAGGGGCGCCGTCTTACTGCCTCGGTAAGTTGTCCCCCCTCGTCATAGCCAACATAGCCCGGCGGGGCGCCATAAAGGCGTGATACGGTATGCTTTTCCTGATACTCTGACATATCAAGACGCACTATTGCGTTCTCATCATCAAACAAGAATTGAGCCAGGGTGCGAGCCAGTTCAGTCTTACCGACACCGGTCGGACCTAAGAACATAAAGCTGCCAATAGGTCGCCTCGGGTCCTTTAACCCGGTTCTACCTCTCCTGATAGCTTCACAAACGGCGGTAACCGCTTCTTCCTGATTTATCAGCCGCTCGTGGATTCGCTCCTCCATGTGAAGCAACTTCTCGGTTTCACCCTCCAGCATCTGGGATACAGGAATGCCCGTCCACTTAGAGATTAACTGGGCAATATTCTCCTCATCCACTATCCCATCAATCTTCTCCCGGTTTAGCCAACTGCTCTTAGCCTGGTTATAGTTCTCCTCCAGGCGCAGCCTTTCGGCTTTAAGCTGGGCAGCATGCTCATAATCCTGCCGTTGTGAAGCTGCCTCCTCCTCATTAATTAACTGTTTAAGTTTTTGCTCTAAGGATTTAACCTCAGGCGGGGCACTCTCAGTATCAATGCGCAACTTGCTGGCTGCCTCATCAATAAGGTCAATAGCCTTATCCGGCAAATACCTGTCTGAAATATAGCGCTGACTCAACTGAGCCGCTGCCTCTATAGCCTGGTCGCTTATCTTAATCTTATGATGCGCCTCATACCTGGGGCGTAGTCCCTTAAGCATCTCAATAGTAGCCTCAATACTGGGTTCACCGACGAATACCGGCTGAAGCCGCCGCTCCAATGCTTTATCCTTCTCAATAAACTTGCGGTATTCGTCAAGGGTGGTGGCGCCTACACACTGCAATTCACCATGAGCCAGGGCTGGCTTGAGCATATTACTGGCATCAATAGCTCCCTCAGCCGCTCCTGCCCCGACTACGGTATGCATCTCATCAATGAACAATATAATCTCACCCTCTGCCTGCCGAACCTCGTCCATTACTGCCTTAAGCCGCTCCTCAAACTCACCACGGAACTTACTCCCTGCTACCAGTGCCCCCATATCCAAAGCCACTACCTTACGCCCCTTAAGTGAGTTAGGAACATCATCAGCCACAATCTTTTGCGCCAGTCCCTCAGCAATGGCAGTCTTGCCTACCCCGGCGTCGCCGACTATTACCGGATTATTCTTGGTCCGGCGGGTAAGTATTTGCATCACCCGCTTAATCTCATCCTCCCGACCAATAACCGGGTCAAGCTTACCCTGACGAGCCATCTCAGTCAGGTCACGACCATACTTTTCCAGAGAGCGATACTTGCTCTCCGCCCTGGCATCGGTAACCCGGT